TTTTATATTCTCTATGTGCTTATCTGTTATCTTTACCCTGAACTCCCATATCTTCATAATTAATTTATTATCCTCTGTAGGTAGCCAGTACAATACCACATTTGGCATTGGCATACCTTGTAATAATCTAATTAGTGCGTAAAAGTGCAACTGTCCGTGGTTGTTAGCTCGTTCTTGTGTCCACTCTACTTTACCTGTCTTATACTCTATGAATCCTCCTAACTCTGAGCTATCTTCAAACCCTAATAGATTTATCCCTTCAAATTTAGCTTCTCTTTTATGTTCTGTTACTATCCCCTTAGGAATTATCTTTACCATCTTATCTATAAAAGGGTCATCTGATTTACCAGCTTCCATAGCATCAGCAAACTTTTTACCATATAGCAGAGCTGGTGTTTCAAACATAGGTTTATTGTGAATGTACCTATCTATGTAAGCCTTTGGTGATGTTTCCCATAGGTTCAACTGACTCCAAGAAAAATGGGCACGGGGCATATCCATTACTTTGCAAACCTTTCTTTTTTCTCATCAACTAATATCTGTAAATCTTCAAGCTCTTTTTCCTTAAATGATTTTTGATTTTCTGATATCCACTTAGACACCTTGCTTAATTCTTTCGAATCATTAGCTACCAATATAGAACCCTCCATCTTTTCCATTAAAGTTATCTTAGTTGCTACTGGTGCTTTCTTCTCTTGGTCTGCAGGTTTAAGCGAATCTGCGTCTTTCTCATTATCAATAGCAAACAAATTACCTAAAGCATATTTCTTAGAATAAGATAATGTAGAACCAGATACTTGAGCAGTATCCATACCTTTTTTACTTTCTTGCTCCATAGCAGAAGCAATAGCAGATACTTTATCATCGCTCTCAGTATCAATTAGTTCTGCAACTGTTTTTATATAATGTCTATCTCCAACTATTGTAGGTTTTGATTGAACTACTAAAATTGTTTTAGTTTCTACCAATAATGGTTTAACTGCTGCTAAAATATCTTCAGCAGAGCGAAACTTGAACCCACCAAATTCGTTAGTCTGACCTTTGGGCGATTTTAATCCAGCTTGTATAACACCGAGTTTGTGTCTTATATTTATTTCTTTACTCATTATAATTCTTCCTCCCATACTTTTTTATTATTATTTGCTGACAGTTCTTCTTTATATACTTTTTTTGCTTCTGCTACTGCTTTATCAACAGTTTTACCAAAAGCCCTCCCAGTTAAACTTTCGCCTTTAACAATAGCATAGAACCCATACTCTGCATCTGGCTGTACTTCTATTTTTACTTTCATACTTCCTCCTTTATTACTTATATATATCTATACTTATCTTACTATACTATTCTAATAATGTAAACCCTAATATCTGGGCTTGAGCTGGGGTCAAGACATTGCCCAGCAGACTATAAGTAACAATGGGGGAATTGTTTTTGTCTGTCTATGGTTCAAGCCCAAATATTAAAGTTCAAAAGGTGGAGAGGTGGTTAGCCTCTCCGTAGATGTTAGACCACTTCCTTAGTTATATGAAGTATGTACTTACACCCTCTGTGATAGAAAAATGCTGGGTACTTATCATTATCTACCACCCTGAGCAGATTGAACTGCTCTGCTATCGTCTTATCAATGTCAAGTTCGCTATCCTTTGGGGTTCGCTTCTCATAAAAGCTACCCTCTCCGACTTGTGCTATTCCTTCTATTGGGTGATTAACAAAATCTAATACCATCTCGTTTACCATAATCCCCTGTACTTGGTGCATCTCATCTAAAAGCTCATCACCTCCAAAAGTCATAGTAGCTCTGGCATAAATATCTCCTGCATCAATCTTGCCAACAGCTTCAAATAAGGTACTTACTATCTCGTGCTTCCCCTCAAGAATTTGATATGTTAGTGGCGACCAACCCTTACCTTCTGGTAAATCACTGGAATGTACCACTAAATTATATCCATTCCTTTCCAATACCTCATTCTTAACAATCTTTTCGCAACTAAGGAATAATGCTATATCTCCTCGTTGTATATCTTTGGCTCTTTCCACTATCTCTACCTTATGCCCTAAAGACTGTAATTGCTCCATAAGACTTATTCCGAAAGTGAAGTACCAACTCTTAGGATTGTCTATCAGTATTGTTATTCTCATAACAACCTCCTTTATTGCATTTTTTCTAATAATCTAATCGTATCAACCATAGCTTTAAAATCATAAGGCATAATTGAGCAACTGTAATCTGGGTGCTTTTCATCACAACCATAGGTCATAATGTGCTTCTCTATAACTGTAGCTCCCATAGCTACTGCAGCTATACAAGCAACAATACCGTCAGTATGGTCTGAATACCCTATGTTTTTTGTTCCAGCTTTGAGCATTAAATCGTGTATTCTTATTAGGTTTGCTTCTTTAGCTGGTGTAGGGTACTTACTTACACAATGCATAACTGTTTCACCATCAGATGCAAAATGCTTTTTGAAATTAAACTTACTCATTCCGAAAGATACATATTTAATTCCTTTTTTAGATAATATTCTATTAGTTAAGAATAAATCATCTTTAACTGTCCTACTCGCTATCTTCCAACGCTTAACTCCAAGCTCCTCAAGTAAATCTACTGCTTCTTTATCAAATGCAGATGCAAACATCTCTATCCCTGTAATATCTGCATAACTAAACAAGAATCTTATTTTCCTTTCACTTAATTGGTGCTTCTCAAAAAACTTATATAGCTTATCTGTTTTCTTTACAAAAGGTTTAGTCCATATCTGAAACTTGACTGCATCTGCTCCAGCCTTTTTAGCTTCCCTAATCATCTCCATAGCTAAAGAAGTGCTACCTCCGTGCATAGTGCCTATCTCTGCTATTATAAATACTTTATTTTTCATCTTTAATTCTACCTTCTTTCATATCAAATATAATTTTCCTTGCTTCATTTAACCCAATTCTACGACCATACTCAAATACATCTTCTTCTCTTTTTGTTGCTGGTTGATACAAAGATGCAATATTAGCACTATAATTTTTTGGTGGCAATTGGAACATTTTTAATATATTATTATATATCTCACAATACTTATTATTCATTGTTATTTATTTTATTTTGGTATGCCAATTCTCCGTATAATTCTTTTGCTTTTTCATTGTAGGCTTTGGCTGCTTCTTCTTCTGTCTTAAAACTACCAATCCATATTCTTTTATACTCATAAGTAATATATGCTCTCCACCTATAAAATTTATAATCACAATAAACGCCCTTGTAAATAGATGTTTTATTTTCTGCTTTTTTATTATTATGTAGTTTATCACCAGTTCTCCAATACTCTAAATTATCTTTTCTATAATCAAGATTATCCCCGTTTATATGCACCAATCTAAAGTCTTTTGATTTGGTTTTTGGTAATAATAAATAATCCATACTCATACTTCTTGATGTTTTGTCATCTTTACCTTGATAACAATGATATATACTTTTAGTTGTTGGGTCTGAGTGCCAACTTAATCTTGATAAAACAGCATAATCCTCGTCATCAACAATCGCATATCCACCAGCTTTTAATCTAATTCTTTTCATCAGAAAGTAGTTTAACTGCTTTATTATAATCATCAGGTGTATCTATATCTACAGACTTTTCCATAAAGATATATCCCATACGACCCTGCTTGTTTCTCATACCACTATCAAGCCATTCTTTTCTTGTTTGGCTGTAGAATGACCCATTATGGGTAACTCCCATACAACTGGATTTACTTGCTTGTTGTAAATCTGTTAATGAAGTAAATGGGTTAGTTATCTGCATAAGGATTACTCTATCTATTTCTTTTGGCAAATAAGCTATGGCGTGTTGTACTACAGTTTCCAAAGGTACTTCTCCATCAAGTCCTTTAGGTCTTTTTATAGTTTTAACTCCTAACTTTTCTGCTTCTTGTATTACTGCTTCTGAAGATGATGTTACATATACATTATCTGTTACTCCTTTTGCATTTATAATAGCCCTTTCTAACAAGCTATAGTTCTTTATCTGTAAACTCCACTTACCAGGTAATCTCTTTGAATCATCTTTAACTGGTATTATTATTGCTACATTATTCATTGTTAACCTCCAAAAGTTCTTTATTTTCATATAATTTTAATATTTCTTTAGCATATTTTATTTTGTCTTTAACTCTTTGACCTGCTGGTTGCATTTTATTCCACAATTCAAGGTTTTTAATTCTATTATCTTGTCGATTGCCATTTTTGTGGTGGACATTTTCAAATTTATTAAGTGGTCGTCCAAGATACCCTGCCATTATATGTCTATGTTCACCAATATATCCTTTTTTTGTGGTATTTGGATGGTCTGGCTTATAAATCATTACATAGCCGTTAATGTCAATAAATCTTCCACCTTTCCAAGCCATACTTCTTTTGCCTTTATGAGCTTTAATTGTAGCTTCTCTACATTGTGGGCTTATATTCGGCTTTAATGGCTCTAATCCCATTGTCTTTACAAATCCAGTCCAATTACCAAATCTTTGCCTTATTGGCATATTACTCGGCGTCTTTGAGTCCAAGAAGAATTGCTCTGCGGTAGGTCTCGCACCAAGTCTTTGTTCCAAATCCTTGAATGATGAAATCAGTTTTTCCTTTGTCCATTTCATAAATGTTTCCTTTAATATTACCTTCCGTATCTATTATATCACCTTCGTAAACTTCTTGCAAGTTGTTTTTATCCTTGAGTCCTGTGTATTGCATATACTTTAATGGCAAATCTAATCGCAGGATGTTATATAACATTTCACCTTTTCCTCCAGTTCCTTCAACAGTAGTATCCCAAACTCTAAATTCAATTTCTCTGTTCATATTAATTCCCCCTGTTCCATTGGTAAATTGTTATAACCTAAATACTTCTCCCAACGCTCCTTGTTTATGTTTCTTTTCTTAGCTACCTCCCACTTAGTAGGAAATAATCTATATTCTTCATTCTGTATAACTGCTCTTATTCTTTTAACGCTGTCTTGACTTGGTACAGCTTCAAATTGTTCATAATTAAAAAACCCACGAAAGCCATAAAACTTCTGCCATATTAACCAAGTTAACTTCTTGTCAGAATTCCTTGCTTCTGGTGATTCTGTTAAAACATCTTCTACCTGTTTCTTTAGTGTTCTTAACTGTTCCATACTTCCCTCCTTTTACTTATATAATTCCATTCTTGCTATACCCATAAAACTTAACTCCTGAATCCCATAATTGAAATGTTCTATCAATATTCCATCTCCAGTCATTCCAGAACTTTGGATCGTTGACTATTTCTGGGTGGAAGTAAGAGTTGATCCCAAATCCCATATCTGTTCCGATAGTGTTTGCTGAGCTGTCGTGTATTCTGTCGTGTGTCCATAATCCATTTTCGCCATTTAAAACATAAATGAAATCTCTTGAATAACCACTTATCTTATATGCATAAGCCAATTTTTCGTTTTGCTCTGGGCTTCCATTCTCAAGTTTAGGCACAGTTCGCCAAGGTGTATCTACTAAGGTTAGGTCTTCTTCGATAGCTTGTACCTGAATAGGTAGTTCTTCTGCTATTACTGGTGGCTTAGCAAAGTTCCCTATAAGTATAAGTATGAATGTAACTGTTAGAAACACTATACCTATGAATCGTCCTAACTTATTTTCAATTGGTCTTACTTTAACCCTATTACTGTATTGTATTCTTTCCATCTTAGCCCCGAGGCTTCTATCTGTTTCTAATGTTCTTCTTGTAAAATTCATTTTATCTCCCCTTTTTATTTTTATATTATTTTTTCTTAAACCACTTCTTCTGAAATTTGAATCCGTGCTTTTTGTTTTTCATTTTAGCCCCTTTCTTTTTATTACTTATATATCTAACTGTTTTAAGTATACTATAGATACTAAGATATGTAAAGACTTTTCTTTACTAACCCCTGTGATATTAGGTCTTTTTGTATATCCCCACTCCTTATATTTTTGCCAGAAGTCCCTTTCCCAATAACATAGTAATCCTTATATGTTTTTACTAACTCTAAGTCAGAACATAGCTCTTCGTATAACTTCTCGCCCTTCCTAAGCCCTATATATTTAATCTTAGGGTGCTTACTGAATAGATAAGGTAGATGTTGAATCCAAAACCATTTCATCTTAGGTACGAATATATATGGTTGAGGATTTTCGCAAAATCTAAATATAAACTCAGATGCTTCTTTTAAAGAATAATTAAATCTTGTCATATACCTATCAGTAATAGTAAATGTATTCTTTTCTTTCTGCTTCTCAAACAACTCCCATACACTTCCTGCCGATCCTCTAAGGTTGCCAAATCTAAAAGCAAAGAAAACCATATCTCTATCACCTTTAATATTGTTGGCATCTATCCATAACTTCTCTCCCATATATTTAGAAGCTCCATACAGGTTACTTGGGTTAACAGCCTTATCTGAGCTAATAAAAGCACATCGCTTAACATTATTATCAATACAAGCATCTATTACATTACTTGTACCTACTACATTAGTCTTAACTACTTCCTGTGGGTTATACTCCCCACTCTCTATTTGTTTCAAAGCCCCTGCGTGTATTACTAAATCAATTCCTTCACAAGCTCTGGTTAATCTATCCTTATCCCTAATATCTCCTATTAAGAATCTAACTTTCTTTAATTGCCCAGAACCTAATTCTTGTTTTAACTTCCAATGCTTATATTCATCTCTACTAAAAACCCTAACTTTGTATCCTTTAGTTAAATATAGTTTAGTTAGTTCTGTGCCTAAACTACCTGCTCCACCTGTTATTAGTACTGTTTTCATAATCTCCCTGTTACTTAATATCTAACTATATCTTAACATAGTTTATCTAATAATAAAAATTTAATTTAATGCTTAAGCATTGGCAGTTAGAGCGTTGGTCAAGAGGTCTCTTGTGTTTAATTAAGTTAATTAATATATTTGGGGTTCTCTTAAAAAACCTAGGCATCTGACTTTGTATGCAAATGAGGTTATCAAAATCTGGCTCTAATTATCAAAGAAGATAAAATTTATCTGTTCCAGCTTCAGCATTGTATAGTTGAGAGCTTATGGTCTGTAGGGGTCTACCCTTACGGGTCTATTATTCCATATCCTCCTACGACAGATATGGTAGCTTCTGGTTTATACCCAGTAAGAGAGATACAAGAATGATAAAAACTTATACTCCCTCTTACTATTTATAAAACCCCAGAGATTATCTGGTTGCTTTATTTTTCCTATTTGTTAAAATATAAGTAATCATTGGTAGATAAAATATACCAACAAAGGCAACTTATTGCAAGTCGCCTTTTTGGTTATATGCTGTAGCAAAACAAAGTTTATACTACGCTATTTTTTTATTGGTGTAGAAACGCAAACCAATAACTATAATTCCATTGATAATTTCTCCAGCTTCTAACCAAGCTGAATTAGGGGTGAAATCACCGAAGCCAAATAAACCAGCGATACCTACTAAAATAAATAGGATACCGAAGATTATTGTCTTAGAAACATACCAGTTCTTCATCTTAACTCCTTACTTAAAATTGATATAGCAACATTTATTGTTTGATTATTTTGGGCATCAAAGAATCCCTGTAGCATAGTGTCTAAATTCTTATTTTTTAAGTGTCCCTGAAAACCTAAGTCGTCATCATTATAGTCAACTCCAATCTTCCTGCCTAAAGCTTTTATTAGTTTATTTTTAGAAATCATAACCTCGTTACTTTTAATTTTAGGAGAGATATTTCTATAAGATAATATTTGATATTTACTCTCTTTGCCTGTCCAAGGGTCATATTGCTTAGTCCCATCTACAACTATAAAATGTTGTCGCCCCTTTGAAATTTTAACTTCTGCTATACAAGGATATTTAATTGGTCTATTTCTTATATAACTATGTTCCATACCCAGCTTATTAGCAGTAGCTCTCCAGCTCACCAAACACCCCTTAACATACACAACAGTCCTGTTAATGATATCTGGGGTGGTATCTAGCATTATCGCCATACAGGTGATTACACAGCCAGAACTTGATATCGTTTCATTCGAACACTTTCCTAACTGGATATTAGCCCATTTCTTATCTCTTTGAGAAAGTAATTTCATTACACTTAGATTTATGATATAATTGAATTATGAATAAATTAACTAAAAAATGTGAATTTTGCGGTAAGATTTTTACTCGTAATACTGCTTACTCCAAGTCTTATTTTATCAAACAGCGACGGTTTTGTAATATTTCTTGTTATGGAAAATATTTAAAGAAACAAAGGGTAGGAGATGTTAGAAAGCCAAAGATATTACGAAATGGTTATTGGTATGTTAAAAAATGGAATCATCCTAATTGTGGTAAACAAGGATATGTAGCAGAACACCGTCTTGTAATGGAAAAATATTTGGGTCGTTACCTTATTTCTGCGGAGGTTATACACCATATTAATGAGATTAAAACAGATAATAGAATAAAGAATTTGAAGCTATATAAAAATGTTGGCGAACATAATTTTAAAGAACATCGAAGCCCACTATTTACATCTAAAAATAGAATCCCTTGGAATAAAGGTAAAACTGGGGTTTATTCAAAGGAAACATTACAAAAAATGTCGGAGGGTAGAAAACGGGCTCATTTTCTAAAGCAAAAATAATCATTCCCAAACTCCTGTTTTTATATATCTTTTCAATCGCTTAATAAATCTTCTTATAATCCAATACAAACTTATAAACTTACTCATAGATTGTGCTTAGAAATAAAATAAGCTGTATAGACTAAGTAGCCGATAAAGCCGAGCGATAACGCTCCCATAAACAGAATACAAACTAATACCATTCTTTTTTTATCCATAATATTTAAATGAGTTTCCACCCCACCCTTAAAATCTACAGGGAGAATAGATAGTGGAATGGGGTAGATACCCTAAAGGGTGCACCCCATCTCTAATCACTAAAGTTAATAAGCAGAGATGGAGGGGGGAGCTTTTAACTCCCCCTGTGCTGTTTAAGAGCAGTCCTTCTACGCCTAACAGCTTCTATTTTGGAGGTTGATTGAATTGGTGGCTTAGTTTTGTTTGTCTGTTTCCGTTTCAGGAAACTTGAATCTGATTGGTTCTTGCTCAATGTCCACCTCTGGAGTTGCGTAAGATACTGAATCAAGGTATTGCATACTCCATTTTATTGTTTTGCCACAGTCATCGTTTAGACATACCAGATAGATATATCCATCTCGGATACCCATAACGACAAACTCATCGCATTGACATTCTGGACATTTGATAGAAAAAAGTTCTACCATATCAGTCATTATGACACCTCCTTACCGTTGGATTAGACAGGCTAATATAAGCCCGACTATAACAATAAACAAAATCCACCTGTTAATATTCATATCAGCCTCCTAATATTCAAGGTGCAAGTTATTTCTTTCCGTTCTTTCTATTAAACCAAATTCTCTCAATTACTAATCCTATAAAGACTAATAAAACAGCTCCAGTAAACCACATAATTAGTTCTACTTTAGTGGAAACTTCTGCCATCATAGTAACCCATTCTATTGAATGGTCGTTTAATACTTGAAAATTTACCTGTAAGGCATCTAATCTTTCGCCTTGTGCTTCTAATAATTTTAATAATAGTTCTGTTTCGTTCATCTATGTACTGATTAAATCTTCCCTAAGAGCCATTAAATATACTAAATCTTGTACTTGTTTAGTTGATAAATCTGATGCTTTAACAACACCAGTTAAATCTATCTTACCTTTCTCGGAGTTAATCTTATCTTCTTTAGAGGTATCAGGTGGAGTAGGTGGTGTAGTTGTAATAGATAAATCATTCTCAATAGTTATTGTATGCCCATTTTTAATAGCTAACCCAGTATCAGATTTACTTTCAATTTGAATTACACCCTCTCCAGTTTTTGGCTTAGGGTCAAACCTATTACCAAGATATTTTTTTGTTTGTAAGTTGTAAAATATGTTATACATAATTTATAATCTATGAGTATATCCACCGATTGATGTCAGGTCATTATTTGCATCGTCTTGGTTGCGTTGAGCTGTTATTGCAACTGTTAATGCTCCAGTTGAATCTTCTGTAGCTGTCCCATCGTCTGACATCATTTTTGCACTTTCAGTACCACCACCAGCACCACCACCCACTGTTACAAACCCAAATTGAGCATCAGTAGCTGCATTAGCAAATAGTTCTGCCTCTATAAATCCACCCCATCCTGTGTCAATCGCCTCATCCATAACAACTGTAGCCAAAGTTGTGCTTCCATATTTGAGTCTTATAGTCTGTGTTTTAGTAGCAGTTACTTCAAGAACACTTAGTGGAACTCTAATCCTAATCCCCTTATCTGTTCCTAATGTATTTGCAGGTAATGAGAAACTATAAAGTGTTGTTTCGTTAGTATTAGACAATGATACATCTGTATTACTTGAATCTAATAAGTTTCCTGCAGTATGTATATGTAAATCATCAGCATTTGAACCATCTAAAAGTTTTTTAGGAATAAAGAATCCAGGTCTAAGGTCTTGTCTAATATAATGATTGGTCGAATCGTCCTCATTTTTAACAACTAAACTGCCAGTAGATGTTCTTACATAAATATCTGCTAAAGCTAATTCTCCAGTAGGTATAGCTGGTCTTACAGGCGAAGCATTTTCAGCACCAGCAGTTACAGTTATGCCTCCTGTAGATGATAGAGATAATAAATCAATACGAGGGTTGGTAACTGCAGAACCAATTCCTGTGCTGTTGGTATCTGTTATTTCTACAATATCTTTTTCTGAAAAATACCCAATCCCAGCTTTAACTTTAGCTGTTGTGTTTGGTGTTCCTTGTGCCTCAACTCTTAAATTAAGATTACCACCAAGCAAGTTTATATCTTGTTTCACAGCTTCTTCACCTGCCTCTACTTTTTCAGATATTTTTACTACCATTATGCGTTTGTAAATTCTACCTCATAGTCAATCGTCAAAGACTGGAGGTTTGTTTTTGATATACCAGTAGGACTATTAAGTAATAACCTACTCCACAAAGTACCACTATCAGTACCAGTAGTACCATCTATAAATAATCCGTGTTCTTTAATATTTCCTATACCTGTAGTAGTAAAATCAGTAGCAGAATAAAGCATAGTTACATACGCCTTATTGCCACTATAAGTAAGTGAGCTATCTACCTTTCTAAATGATTCTGTACCTAAGGTTGTATCTCCTAAAACAGCAGTACCAGTTCCAGTACCTACAGCTCCAAAGTTAATCTCTAAATCATCTAAAGAAGAAAGATTACCACTAATTGCTTTAGATAAAAGAGTTAAACCAGTAGTGGGTACAATATTATGGTCTAAGGAAACAACCTCACCAAAGGTTTCGTTTAATTCTAATAATAGCTTAGATGCTTTTTCTGAAAAGCCGTTACCAAATAACCACTCTATTTTATCGTATAAATCTTTTGCTCTCTTAGATGAAATATCTGCTCTCGTAACACGATAGTTATATTTAATACCGAAATTTGTATCTTTTGTTTTATTCATAGTTTCTCCTTATGTAGTCCATTTACTCCCTACATTCCAAAACAATGGTCTTTTAGTATCAGCTATCCCTGTGGGGTTGTATGGTCCCCATACCCATATCTTTGGTGTGTCAATGGCAGTAGCAGTATCTTCTGTGAGTTCTATGCTGTCTGATAGCACTTCATCTCCTGTAGAAGAACTGACTACTGATTCTATTATAGCAATTTTTTCAACGATTGACTCTACCTTTGCAATTTCATCTTCTGTTTCATCTCCTATTAACCTGTTAGGGTCTAATAATAGTTTTTGAAATAACTCCATAATTCCCAAGTTGCGAGATGATATAAATTTAGCAGTATATTCAAAGATTGTAGGTGTAAATGGTGTTAATGTTAGTTGGTATATTAAAAACTTGTCATCTATATTTCCATAGTCTGATTCTATATCTATATATTGCCCACTATCTAAATTATCTTTATATGTTCTAAATGTTCCTTTAATAATAGGTGTTGAATAAGCATCTAACTCTGCATTACCTAAATCTTTTGCAGCTTGAATAGATGATATATTTTTATCGTTTATCTCGTATTCTCTATATCCATATTCAGTTACAGAAGCAGTATTAGTTACAGCTACAATTACAGGTAATAATGGTGTATAAGTAGCAGTTACTAATTCAGCATCAAAAGGTGCATTACCAGCAGTAAATCTTAATGTCTTATCTCTTTGGTTTATAACAGCAGTTACAGCATCAGGGTCAGCTAATCCTTCTATTCCTACAGTTCCAGTAGTGCCATTAACTATTAAAGTAAATCCAGTAGTTAGATTTAATCTTGGCTTATAACCTAATACAAATATCTCTTTTTCGTTACCAGTAGTACCAGAACCAACAAATCTGTCAGTCTGCAAACTACCTTCATACTCAGTACCCCTTACAACTATCCTATTTTTTAAGTTAGTTAAATCTTCTGAAACATCTAAGGTTCTATCAATCATATTTCCATTAGTATCAGTAATGTCAAAAGGTGCAGGATTATTTTCTTTGGTGAAGAAATGGATATCTTTATCCTCGTCTATATACCAATCCTTAAATGTAATATCAGCTAATCTTCTAATAGCTTGTCTAAGCGATACATATTTGAAAGTTATACTATCTACAGTAGGAGTAGTATCAACATTGGTTGTAGTAATACCTAATCCAAGTGCATATTCAGCTATCAAAGCATCTATTATCTGTTTAGGTGTTTGGCTACTAAAATTAGCCACTACAAGTCTTTGGTCTAATAGATAATTATAATCCTTACACTTAACTGTATAGATGCGATTATTTACATTCTCTACATTAGTTTCAACATTAACAGTATAACCAGCAAACACTTTTCTAAACCCAGCTCCAGTATCAGTATCATATTCAATTATAATCTCTTTACCTTCTTCAGGCTCCCAGCTATCACCTGTTGATTTTTTATATTTAAATGAAGCAACATCAACTTGAGATGTTAGCTTTTTGTTTATCTTTAATGACTGCCACAATATATCAGTAGTTCTGACAACACTATCTATCGTTACTTTTATTGCTTTAGACATTAAACCCTCATATTAGTTGTTAATTTACCAACTAAGGTATCTCCTATCATTTCTGATAACTCGTCCATATCCATTCCAGCACCTATAATAGTTCCAATATTTAAGGTTACATTCATACCAATCCCAGCACCTCCACCTTTATTAAGAGGTATAACTGCTTCTGGTCCAGCTTCGCCTAACATAGCTAATGTAGGCTTATTAACTATCCCACCTTTAGCTAAAGCAGGAATGGTTGGTATCTCTGGTATTCCACCACCTAAACGACCACCCATAGTTGCCACTTTATTTATACCTGCTATCAATCTATTAATAGCAGTAATCAAGAAGTTTATCTTTTCTATTATCCAATTAACAGCAGATTTGAAACTTTCTTTAATACCTTCCCATATAGACAGGAAAGAATCACTTGCACTTTTCCATAGTAAATCCCACCCAGTTTTAAATGGTGCAGAAAATGCAGCCCAGCTATCTTGTATGCCTTTTAATACATTACTCCAAAATGTTTTAATTTTAGTTAAGTTTGCCTGTACTGTACTTGTTATAACATTCCATAATACAGTAAATTTCTCTATTAACTCTGTCCATCTATCTCGCCATTGAGGAAAGAAAGTGTCCATAAATGCTATCAATAATCCTTGAATAAATGCTAAAGCGAAATCTAAAATATTTACCATTTTATCCCAGTTAGCTTTAAATGTATTTTTAATAGTAATCCAAGCAGCTGAAAAGAAAGAAGCTATAGCATTAGTAGCATTTATGAATGTGCTTTTAATTGTATCCCAGTTTCTTACTACTAAAGACACAAGTAAAGCAATAATAACTATCACAGCAACTATAGCTAATACAATAGGGTTAAAAGTAAACCCAGCAACAGCGACTTTTATCGCAGTAAATGCAACTATTAATGGTGGTATAGCTAACCCCAAGAATCCTATAACAGCCACCAACCCAGTTAATACAATAGTAGCAATAATAATAACTTTAGCTAATTTAGGATTCTCTTTAATCCACTTGCCTATATTTTTAATAACAGGTAATAGTTTCTTAACTACCATAGCCATTATAGGTATAAATATAGCTCCTATGGTTTCACTCATATCTTTGACTCTTTCCTTTAATACTCTTTGTTGATTAGCTACTTGGTCAGATGTTCTTGCGAAATCACCTAAAGCATTTTTACTCTGCTCCATAGCTAAATCTAAAGTAACAGAAGCCCTTGCAGCTTTTAGAGCTGTACCAGTTAAGTTATCCATACCTTGTTCAGCAAGTCGTAATTTAACATCACTCTCTAAAATAACTATACCCAGTTCTTTGACTGACTCTCTTTCTCCAAGCAAAGCCTTTGTCAAAGACCTACTTGCCCTTTGAGCTCCACCTTCTATATTAGTAAAAGAAGCCAAGTCTATAGCGAGTTTCTGGGTTTTAGTAGATAAATCTAAAGCAACATCTCCAGCTACCCCTAATCCTGTCAAGAGGTCGCCTGTATCTGACAATAACTTCTTTGCAGAAGAACCAGCTAATCCCCAATTATCTGATAAGTCATTTGCAGCTTTTTCAGCAGATTTACTTACATCTTGAAATACAACATCAAACTTATTAAAAGTTTCTTGAGCATCTACAGCCATTTGAGTTGTCTTAAATATACCTGCGCCTATCGCAGCAAAGGCAGCAGTACCATAAAGAGCCATCTTTCTAAAAGCTGGTTGCATTTTTTGTATATTTCCAGATAACCCCTTTAATGCCTTAGAAGCATTATCTTGAGCATCTATAACTAGGTTTAATCTTGATTCTGCCATTATTTATTTTTTTTATTTAATCTTTTTTGATGCTCCCCTTCTACCTGTAACATATCTGTTATTATTGTTATAAACCACATAGGAGCATTACGGTATTGGTTATAGTCCCAATGCATCTCTCTGCAAACAGCCACCACAGAAAACTGAGGTGGTAAGTTTGCTTTGAATTTACCTTGGTTTTTTAAGAGGTTTCCGTATTCGTACCTGATTGTTCCTGAACTTTTGGGGAGGTAATCTCATTCACGGCTTTAAGTACAAACTCGTAGTCATCTCTTGGTAATCCTAATAATGTTTCTAAAATAGGTTCCTCTTTACCATTATTAGCACCAGTATTGATAGCTACTACCACCAGTTCTATAGCTTTATGATTTTGTTTAGCCACCATAGTTCCCTTAATTCCTGTGGGTTTACCATCTGCTCCTATATCCATTCCTTCCAGAATAGTATTTTGCAAATCTTCTGATTCCCCACCAGTAAGCCACTCTTTAATGGTTACTTTAGTTTTTGTTTGAGGAGTTACAATCTCCTTTGTTGGTGCTTTCATAAAGCCCTCCCTTATTTAATTATTAAGTTATTTAAGTCGTATAAGTAGCTTGTGAGTTAACGATAGTTGATGTAATCATCTTTGCATCATCACTATAGTATAACCCTTTAACCTTTACTGTTTCAGATACGAAATCATCATTTGGATAACTAACATCTCTTTCAATTACCTGTACTTTTCCAAGTAGGAAGTTTATAGATGGGTTTATTCCAGTTGATATTTCTGCCAAAGAATCAGATATGGTTAGTAGCATAGCTTGGTTATCATTACTTTCGTGTAAGTCTTTATAAGTATCAGAAGAATATAGTAATTCAAATTCAGCTTCTACACTAAATGATTTATTCAATATATCAGTAGGTGATGTACTTCCAACAGCTTGTTCTCTCTCAATGTTTGGATTGATTGTTAGAGTGATTGTTTTTAGAGGTACAGCAGTTGAACCAGCAAATCCAGTTGTAGTTAATCCAGTTGCAGAAGTAGCAAACTTCAATACAACATCTTTACCAGTAAATTCATAATCATCAGTATAAGCAGGGGTTACTGTTCCAGTAGTTCCTTGTGTTCCTAAGAAATCTGCTGTGAACTTAATAAACTCTCCTACTTCAGCAGTTAATTCAAAATTACCTACCATAGAGTTGGTAAATTGTTCATCTGCTACTGGTCCATCAATACCTACAGTTAGTGAGGTATGTTGTGAGCTTTGAGCTACAGTACATAAATGACTAAAAGCTGTTGCAGAACCACCACTTGAACTTACAATAGTTCCGAATAAACTCTTAAATATATAACCGATACCATTGGCTAATACTTTAGCTTCTATAGTACCTTCACTCCAGATTTCAGCTATTCCAGCTTCATCTGCATCTTCTATTCTTCCTCTTGAGGAATTGTTTATAACTTTATTTGCTTTTGGTCCAAAGCTTCTATCTAATACAGGGTAGAAGTATTGAGCAGCACGAGCAGTACCACGACCTGTACTACATTCGATACCAAAACCAATAGCAGATAAGCGACCTATTTCTTTAGCCATTGTTTACCTTTCTTTTACTTTTATTACTTCTCCCTTTCAAAAATTCAACTAATTGTTTATTAGCGTGTCCCAAACTTACTGATGAGAAACTAATATCATATTTAGGAAAGTTATACACTCTCTTATGTACTATTTTATCAGCTCCCATAGCTTTATTATTGTATTCCTCTTTCATTTTTTTACCTCCTAAGTAGTTATAGCCACTTCTTTTGTGCAATTAAGTAGCATCTCCATATATATTATAGCACCATTAGACCCGTTCTCAATCAGTACATTTCCTGCTGTGTTATTACAGAAATCAACCGTACCTCCCAAACTATAGTCGCTTTCTACAACAGCAATAACATCATCTACTGCTGGTAATAGGATATCTAATGCTTGTCCTCTTGTTTTATTTTCCATCTCTTGTATAACAATTATCCTGTATTGGTACTCTCTTAGATTATCTGTGGTAGAGTGCATCTTACCTGAATAATTTGATGGTTCAAACATAATACAAGGATAGCCAGTTGATTTTTCTTCAAAATGGTCATATACAACAGCAATCTTATTACCTGTAGTAGTAAGCGTGTTTAGTTTAGTTTTTAAATAATCTCTTATTGTATCAAAACTCATTTTCTTGCTAAATCCTTTACTATTTTATCTCCTAACTGTTTCCATATACCCTCTATTCTTGTTTGCGATTGTTTTACTCCTTTTGTTAAGAAAGGTTGGCTCTTTTGAAATATTGTACCTTCGTGGACAAATCCAGCATACTCAGCTTGGAAAGCTAACACTCCACTTAGTGGTCTAAAATCAGTTACTCTAAATGCTCTTAGTAATCCAGTATCAACAGGCACTTTGGGTACAGTAGCTCCTTCTATAATAAAGATTGATTTTTTTATAGCCCTATCACCTTCTTCTTGTATTATTTTAGGTGAATTTTTAAGCTGTTTCAAAAGTGGTGCTATTCCTTTTAATTCTACTGTTACTTCTGCCATTACTCCTCCTTGATAACTATTAGCTCTGTATTGCTTACTCCTGTTTGGTCATAATCTAATCTACCTTTAACTGTGTAATCTGTAGAAGCTATTGTTATTAAATCGCCATCATCTATATTTATTCCAGTATCTATAAACACTTTGAACGATTTACCCCATTGTAAGCCACTCTGAGCTGCCATCTCTGCACTAAGTGGTTCTAAATAACAAGATGCAGTTAAACCAGTAGAAGTAACGAATGTACTTTTATTACCTGTATATACCTGCTTTTTAACAGCAGTTATTGTTTTGTTATAAAAACTAAAACTCATTATGCTATATTTATTCTTTTATAAGATGCAATCGTTTTCAAAGTTTCTTTATCAACATATCCTTCACCCCCTAAGTTATAGGTTTTTTTAGCAGTTCCTATTTCTTCAGAAGATAACCCAGCACTACTTCTTGCTTGGTATTTAGCATTAACTAAAGTCAATGCAGCTATAGTTAAATCTTGTGGCATAGGATAAGTACCAGTAGAGCTTTGATAGCCACCTGTGTATATAATTCTAATATTATTACTTCCAGCAGGTATTCCAGCAGGAAATTTAATCACTCCTTTAGTATCGTAAAGTGTCCAATCTACATCTTGGAACTCTACCCAGTTAGTAGTTTCAAAATCTCCATTATTATAATGGATTGATGTAATATCCCCAGTTTCAACAGGATAATCTTTTAATAATAAATGTGTCTTATACCCATCTCCTCCATCTTGTATTTCTGTACTATCTCCCCCTGTGGAAGCAAGGAAATCCCTACCTCCACATTGTTTTTGTATATAATCTGTTACTCCATTAATAAGGTCTTCTATAAGACTATCGTCGCCAGTAGAGGTTACGCTTAAGTATTCTTTTGCTTGTGATAATGTAATCCAAGCTCTATCAACAATAGCCATATAGTTCTCCTTAGTTTAAGTAGCAGATGTTATAGCAGTTTGAGATACAGGTCTGACGATTCTGCTATTTCCAAGCATAAAGTCGATAGACACAGCACCTAAAGCAGCACCAGTTGAACCAGTAGTAATATCTACATTGGCTTTTAGGTATCTTTTACGATTACCTAAGTCCATATAAATAACACCCTGTGATGATGTTCCAGAAGCTAAGTCTTGAACACCTAATGAAGCAGTTGCATTGTTTGAACCTACAGCATCAGTAATAGCTGTGTAAGTTCCACCTGATGTAGCACATTCTCTAATATTCATTGAGAAAGCTCCAGCACCAGTAGTTGTATTATCTGTATAAGATGTAAACAACTGTCTTACAACAACACTTCTGAATCCCATAGTGTCAATTGCTGCACCTAAATCTCCATCATTACCAGTAGTAATGTTTCCAAGAATACCTATCTTGAACAAATTATTATCTTGTGGATTTTGCATAATTTAAGTATTAGTTTGATATATTATTTTTTAGACTTCTTTGTCTTTTTCTTCGATAACTTAGTACGAGAGCGTAGAGGTATATCCTCTGTAACTCTTTCTAAGTAAGTTCCCTGTTCCTCTGGCACTTCACCTAAGACACCTATACCATAAGCGTCAAAGTTTAACACTTCTACTATATCAGCAGGTAATTCCATCTTTTTCTTGTTACTATCCTGTCCTCTTGAGTGTGGATAGCACTTTATACCACCTGCCATTATAGCTTGATTGATAACCTTGAAACGCCCTTTGGCAAACGCATCAATACCACGAGAAGCAAGAGCTTCAACAACTTTGATTTGTTTTTCTGATAATTCTTTACCATTGTGTTTTGGGTAAACATTATTATCAGTTTTCTTAGTTTCTTTTTCCATAATTCTGTTCCCTTATTAGTTTATATACTCCCTGAAGGAGCAAGTGAGGTCACATATTTGCATATTAGAGATACCCACCTGCCCCAATAATTGGTCAATTTAAGTAGCAGCTGCAGTTTTAAGAATTGCAAATGCTTCAGGAATACCAACACCCATAGCTACTCTCTTAACTAAGCGAATAGCAGATTGGTTAGTTTCAAACAAGCTGGTTGAACCAACATAACCTTCTGTTGATACTTTAGCTTCCATTCCTGAACGCTCACCCATAACAAAGTATTTCATATTTCCGAATACAATCCACTTTGTTGAAGCAGCAGTATCAGCAGAGCCAGGCAATACATCAGTCAAGAATACTGGGTAACCCCAGATAGTTCCTGCAGCATCAGTAATTTGTTCTGGCTTCCAAGCACCTTTACTCATCATAGGATTTGCAAATGTACTCATATACTTGCTGTCCTGTGTAAGAGTTTGGATTATATGCCAAGCATAAGGACTCATATAGAAAGCTGCATTTTTAAGAGCTTTTGAGCTAATACTGTAAAGCAATTTTCTAAGGTCTGAAGGTATAAGTTCTTCAAAAGTATTATCTGCTGTGGTCATATCAATAACTGTAACATCAGCATCATTGAAGATACCTACGAAAGGTGCACCAGTTCCATTGAACATTTGGTCATCTTCTTCAGTAGCCATAACTTCTGCAAACAAAGTAGTAACTTCGCTTACTAAGTTAGCATCTTCGTCAGCTAACAATTCATTTTCAAACATAGCCATACCAGTAAGAGATTCTGCAATCAATGTAATTTGCTCTATTGTAGGTGAACTTTCTGTCATAGCGACAGTATGTCCTGCCCAGTAAGAGGTTACATTAGTTCCGATACGGTTAATATTCAATGTTTCTCTACCCATACTTACGATACGAGCTTGAGCACGAGCCAATCCTTGTAGCCCTTGAATTCGCCAAATTTCAGCGATTAGTTCTTCAGGTACTAAGAATCCACCAGAAGCTCCAGTCAATTCACCCATAGCTTTAGTTGATGCACCTTGAGCTTCTTTAATAGCTTCTACATCTTTACCAACAACGCCACGGATAAACTTAGCCATAAGGTCTATACCTTCTACAGCTTCTTTAACATCTGCTTTTTCAAAGTCTTTTTCAGCTTTTGAAGCAACAGGTGATTCATCTTTAACAACTTCAACTTCTTTGATGCTATTAAGGACTTCCTCTTTAATGGCTACAGTTTCAGCTTTAACAGCTTCTGCTACTGTTTCTTTAACAGTACCTTCAAGCGTTTCGCTTACAATCTTTGCCATTTGTTCCATTTCTGTCTTATCCATTTTTTTAGATTTAGGTTAATATATTATTTTTTATTGAGATTACGCATTATCATTTCACTCAATAACTTTGCGACTTTCAAATTTGTTTTCACATCTTCTTTGTCGCTATCTGATAAATCATCCATACTATTTCCATTCTCAAGTGCTTTGTCGCTCCCATCGAGTAAGTCTTGTAATGTGGATATACTATCTCTGATTTTTTGTTCAAATTCTTTAGTGAGTTTAACCTGTGGTATAAACTCTGCAAACTTAGGTGCTTTCTCTCCAAACTCCTCGTAATGTTTAGCCAGATGGTCATATACGCCTTTTATATCTGCTTCTGGTATATCAATGCCATCTTCTCCTAATAGGTTCGCCATAGCTAAGGTAACGCCTCTCCAGTTAGTAACTAATCCATTTTGGTAATCGTGATGAGCTAATTTATAAGAATCAGTAGATTCTGCTTTTTCAAAATTATACCAAGCAAACGCTTTCTTATATTCTATAAAGTTTACATTATCTTTATCTGTAGTAGCCCACGCTTTTAAGTTATCTCTTACATTCTTTATATCCCAGTTTGAACTTTTATCTAATAATTTATAACTCTTAAAAGGTACTACTGTTTTGGATATGCCCCACTTCTCATTTATAAAGTCTGCTAACTGTGTAGGATTGTATTTATCAGCATTAACATATTTCTTCATATCTATAGGATTGAAAGTAATTAAATCTTTCTTATCACTAAATCCTTTAGCAGATAGTAATGCCAATGCCCCAGGGTTGGAAGGCACAGGTACAGCAGATACTTCTAATAATTCTGCCTTAGTAATTATGTTAGGTTCGTTAATATCACGCTCTTTGGGGATAAATCCAACACTAAAGGTTTTCATTAAACCTTCTTCAAATTGAGCCTTAACAAACTTAGCAAATGGGTTAGCTTCTTCACTTGCCCACTTAATAACACCTTCAAGTCTGCCTTTATATTTACTATTAGTAATACTTAAAAACTTTCCGAGTGGTAATTCTCCGTGATTATGTGCCCATAGAAAAACAGGATTGGACTTAAACGCTTTTAAATCCCAACCACTTAACTTTATTATCTCACCATCCCTGTCTATCGCTTCTGTAGATGCAATAATCCTCATAGTGTCATCGCTTCCCTTTTCAATGACAGCCTTTGCATATATTAAATTATTCATATCTTTATTCATTATTATTATATCAGTTTTTATTAAGTAGCATAAGGTCTGTACCAGAATGTATAATCGTCTCCTACTTGAATAGCAACATCAGGTAATGCAGTTCCGTATGTTTTATTGATAGTCCAACCAGCTATTCCTTCTGGAGATAATGTACCTAATTTAATCTTGAATACATCACCAGTAGAATTAAATGGATAATTAGGTAATCCCATTGAATTTGTAAAACCAATAGATAAAGTACCCATACCTGCATCACCAAGTATATTAGCAACAGTTATATCTGAAATAGTAGCAAAAGCGTGGTCTGTTGACCCTGTGGTAGATGGGTCGCCAACATCGTGTCTAAAATCATCAAACAGTTTTGATATAGCTTTTCCATCTTGGTCTTTACCAGTAATTGTTATATCTGCTTGTTTCCATTGACCAGGTGTACCTATAGCATCTAATGTAGCAGAAAGCACTCTTGGTATATCAGGTTGTACTACTATACCTATAGAGCCACCAGATAAAACTCCGCTAAATGCTCCATTTGCATCTAAGGCTAATACATCAGTATAAGTTACACAATGTGTAACCCTAAGTTTAGTTTGGTCTACAGCTAAAGTAACATAATCACTACCTGTACTCGCTGTTTTAGTAATTGTTTCATCAGTTCTTAATACTCCACCAGTAGATGTAGTTCCTAAGACATCAGCAGTTCCACCTGTGCTTAGGGCTACTTTCTCATCAGTACCTCCAGCAGGAGTAGTATAGCTTGGCACTCCACCAGTTGATATAACTACACTTTGTCCAGAAGTTCCTACGCCCAATCTAACAACATTACCAGTAGAACCTCTATACCATATATCACCTAAAGCATCTCCTGTAGATGTAGTGAATCCTCTTGTACCAGTTACAGTAGTATATTGAGTATGCACATCACCTACTGTTAAATTAGATGTTTCGTTATGGTCTACTGAACCAGATTGTGTAAATTGTTTGTCAAAAGCACTTAATACTGCTAAAAAGCCAGTAGCACTCTTTTTAACTATTATCTTTGCAGCTAAGAAAGCAAAGTCAGCTATTATATCTGGTAGGCTTGTTGGTGGTACTGCTGCATTGGCAAGAGCCAAAGTATAATCACCTTGCCCATAAACCGACATTATGTGTCCATCAGGGTCGCCATATATCCAATGCACTCCGTATCTATTAGATGTGAGTGTTTCTAATCCTGTTGTAGTGTCATTCCATTGTAGATTATCTATCTGACTGGCAGAACCTTCTATCCAAGCTGTGCCATTGTAATAATATGTTGCAAAAGTAGTCCCTGTAGAAGATGTATCTATACCTGTAGTGGTTAATCTTGTTAATCCTGCATACAATACACTTGCTGTAGTGGTTAAATATCGTTCTCCTGTTTCTCCTACTACATACCCAGAAGCTCTTACAACTTCTCCAAATACATTAGTTAAATATCCTAAAGTTCGTTTAGTAGCTTCGCTTATAACCATTCCAGCTTCTACAAGGTGTAAGTCAGTTCCATCTCTATATACCTTACCAAGCAATATACTGCTTCTATTATTAACATCTGATTTTGTGATAGTTGAACCAATAATTATAGTTCCACTACTGTTCTCTGCATAAATATAATTTGTTTTATTATCTGTTAAAGAAACTGATGTATCTTCTGCCCAATCACAGAACATCATCTCGGCTACATCTGAATTAGAAGCTCTAATAATTGCTGACCCTGATGAAACAGTAATACTTCCACTTGAGTTATCAGTAAACCCTCCACCAGATATTTTACCTGATGCCTGAGTAGTATTAAATATATCTTGAACTGTGCCATAAGCTGAACCACCAGTACAAACAGGCACAGGTATATCATCTGCATCAACCTGATTAGCTCCAGTAGTTCCCCAGTCTATATGAGTATTTTTTATTACATCTGCTGTATCTTGTAAGAATCCAGTATGACCTGCAGAAGCATAATCTAAATTACTTAAACCAGAATGGTCGCCACCTGCTATGGTTGTTAAATATGTAGTCCAACCCAATACACCAGAACCATTAGATGTTAATGCTTGAGTACCTGTTGAATCTGCCACAGGCAATTTATACACTTGAGTTCCAGTAGTTCCAGTAGATGCTTCAAACCCTACATAATGTGTACTATTATAAAATCTTATTTCTTTATTACCTCGTAAGCCTATATGGTCGTAAAAATCAAATCTATTTCCAGTAGTTATATGAAGTAATGGATTAGCAGGGTCTGGTGTAAATGTACCTTCTGTAACAGTTCCTTTGTATAAGGCGAATCCTTTATATGAAGTGCCAGTAGATGTATTATATACCCCTCTAATAGCTTGATTACCATCTCCAGTAGCAGAAGTATCGTGTAATCTAAATGATGGTGCTTCCATCTCTAATTGTAGTTCCTCATTAATAATTTGCCCTATATGCCAAGCAGAATCCCAAGAATCCAACTTACCAGAAGGCATAAGCCCTGATAGTGCATTAGTAGCTAATCTACTTGCTGCAGTATATGCTGTTTCTGTAAAATGATAAAACTCTCCAGTAGTTCCACCTTGTAATCCAGCAGTTTGATTATGGTTAATAAGCAAATCACCAGAAACCCAAGCAGAACCATTGTAATCAACTCTTGCATTTTCATCTTCAATCCAACAAGTCCAACCTTCAAGAGGTGGTCCTTCAAAAGTCCAACCAGTAGTCGCTGCAACATAAGTAGTAATATATTTAGGATAAGGAGCCCAAGCCCCACCTGCTGAAGGAGCTTCTTCTGTATCAAATATTAAAAATGTATCAGGGTCGCTTTGGTTATTATGTTCTGTAGTAATCCAATCAGCACTTCTTTCTGAGTTAGAAACCCTTACCTCATCTACTAATCCTTTAAACATATAGTTTGCACCATCTGAAGATGCACCAATTCTTGTATCAGTATTGTTGTTTCCGTAAGAAACTAAATTGTATTGTTTGTTGAATACACCATCTAAATAGACTTTAACAACTGAACCGTCCCATACGGCTGCTAAATGATACCAAACACCATAAACTGCTTTAGTCGTAGTTTTACCTGCAGCCCAACCAATACCACCCTGATTAGCACCAATAGTAACAGTTAAATAATCACCAATATCTACCCCTAACCAATAATCAGAAGAGCCAATAGTAGTACCAGTAGCTTTATGTAATGCACATTCGTAAGTATGTCCTCCAGCTTCTTTTTTAATCCAAGCCGATACTGTTATCTTTGATGGTCCAGAAAGGAAGTTGTTTGCTGTTTTAAGATAATCATTTACCCCATCGCAACTCTGAGCTTTACCTATTATTCCATCTACCTCAAGAGGATTATTCGCTGCACCTTTAGTCATATTGCTTGCAACATCAACACTATCTTTAGTTGTAGAAGTAGTTAAATCAGATAAATGTTGAACAAACTTATATCCAGCGTCCCAAGTTGCAGCTAAGGAAGGGTCTGTATTCGCAGCAGCATTTCCGTAATACATATAAATATCAGTATTCCCTGTAGATGATAAGGTAGGTACTTTGACGTGACACTCTACATACTTAGTACCAACATCATCGCTATACTCTACAATTTCGTGGTCTAATTTAGTTAATTTGTCTGAACTTGTAAATAAAATATCATAACCATCACTTCTGGCGTGTCCGAATATCTTATTACTAGCATCTTTAATAATTACAGCTACAGGAAAGTTAGTTTGGTCAGAAGGTACTTTAGCGTGAGGTACATAAAACTTCTGTCTATAATCCCAAGTACCACCAGCAGAATACCAATCACCAGCAACACCAGTTCCAACAATATATCTATCTCCATCTGTGTTCCCTGTAGAAGGTGGTTCTAATAAACTTCTACTAATAACAGGGTCTTTATAAGTTTTTGTAGGGTCGCCACCAGATACTAAAGCAAATTCTAAAGTTCCACCTGTAGAAACCATAGGCACTTTACCAGCTTCCCCAACATAAGAAGAAGGTGTATCTAATTGGTCTAAAAATGTTTTAGCCCCAGGATTTGTTACTTGTACTGTTCCTAACATTAAATCTCCTCCACAGTTACTATTAGCCCTGTAGTAGATGCAATTCCAGTTACAACTCCTTTATGAATGTCATCTGATATACTACCACCTCTTTTAACTAAGAATATCCCTTGATACATTACTGCAGCCTTACCTGTAGAAGAACGCCTTAATGACATATCCCCAGTAGAAGTATTTACTATTACATAATTTATTCTATCAGCATTGGCAGCCAATATCTCTACAGAAGAAGTACCTATAGTAACTCCTGTACTTGTGATTAAATCAGAAGCAGAGCTTTGAGGTCTAACAGGCATAGGTTTAACATCTGATACAGCTCTTACTTTATTAAGGGTATCGTCCCAGTACATATTAAGAGTTCCAGTTGGTCCAGTAGCAGAAGTATCGTCTTGATATTGAGTACCACCACCGAAAGAAGCATATCCTCCAGTAGAAGTAAGCACTACCATTTTTAGAGGGAAGTTATCTCCTATGTGGTCTATATCAAATCTCCAACCTCCTTGAGAACCCCCACCAACCATAGTTCCACCAAAACTATTAACTACCTTATTGTCATCGCCAAGTATTTTTACATATACAGGCTTTTCTTTCTTATATAAAGATGAAGCAAAGGTGTTAAACCTCTGTATAGATGAAGCATTAGCTACCTCTATGGCTCTAACTACTGAATTGGTATCTACTACCTTGTTTATAGGAGCAGGAAACTTTATATCACCTAAATTAGATATTGTCATAGAACCAGGGAAATCTACCTCTGGGATTATAATCTCATCTAAGTTTTTAATACTTACTTCGCTTAATGGCTCTGGGATTTGTAAGTCGTTAAGTATATCCTTTAATTCCTTAACAGCAACTACTACATCTTTACTCTCAACAGTAGTATTTACGACAACCTTACGATTAAGTTCATTTGGCAAATCTTCTATCTTATCCATTAAATCAAGCATTACCTCTACTTTGCCATCTTCCTTTTCCCACTCTTTACGAACTATCTCTCTACGAGCCAGTCTTAGGTTTTTTAATCTTTTAGTTTCTTTCATTATTTATCCTCACCAATTAGCTCCCCACCGATAGCATCTTCAACCTTTTTCTTTAAATCAATTAAACCTTCTGATTTAATTTTCTTATTCTTTAGTTCCTGTATAACCTCTGCTCTTATTTCTTCTTCGCTCTTAGACACTATAGTAGCTGTCTTGTTAGATACAACTGGTAATACAGTACATCTGCAACTTGTGTGTAATGGTGGTGCATCTATTGAGCGATAATCTAATTTCATAGGACTTTTAGCTTCACCTAAGAATTGGTCGCCCTTATTAAAGAATTTGACATCTACACTAACAGTTTTTCCGTGCATAGGACCACAATAAGAACAGTTATGAACTAATACTCCATTAGCATAATATACATTCTCTTTATCTACTTCTAAGTTATAAACCTTTGTGGTATACTGTAGTTGATTACTTTTAACATTATTACTCTTATGCATAAGATTAGGAACTGTAGGAGATATAAGACTATTATCAACACTTGTGAGCAATGCGGTGCTACTTTTCACCCTTATTTGGGGAAGAAGAAGCAAAGATTTTGCAGTAATAAATGCTATCTGGCTAATAAAGCTGCTAAACTCGTTACTAAAATCTGTCCAGTATGCAATAAACCCTTTTCTATCCCTAAGAGTATTGCTCATCGCTATACGGTTTGTTCTCGTAAGTGTCGTACTTCTAATACTCTTTATAAACGCTGTGAGAGATGCGGTAAGCTCTTTCGTGCCGAAAGACGCCTTAATAGGCATTTCTGTTCTGAGGAATGTAGACGCCCTCCTGTTTTTGTTATATGTAAAACCTGTGGACAAAGATTTCGCACTACGCCTTCTGGTAATAGACAATTCTGTTCTTTTTCCTGTTTTAGAAAATACAAAGGGGAAACATCTATCGAAAAACTTGTTAGAGAAAGTCTTACTCGTCTTAAGATTTCGTTTATCCAAGAATACGGGGTTGGTAGATATAGTATTGATTTCGCTATCACTTCTATCAAGATTGCCATTGAGGTTGATGGTGCTTTTTGGCATAATCCCATCAAAGACACTCGCAGAGATTCCCTGCTCAGAAAGTATGGTTGGGATACTATCAGAATTACTGAGTTTGAAATTAACAATACCATCAATCTTGATGCTCTCATTCTCAACCGTTTGCAAAACATAACCAATCTTTAATTCATCTGCCCTGTGCCATTGATTATTCGCATAGAATGGGTGATTAGCTGTTGATATAGTTTTACTGATTCCAGCTTTTATGCCTACTAATATTCCATCGTAATCTCTTTGCATAGTCTTTAACACTTTCTGATATCCCTCAGGTGTTTTTACAGTATCACCGACTTTTATATCTTGTATATTTTTATTGCCTTTAGTTGTTCTTATCTTCGTATTTTTTACAAAACAAACTCTTTCATCTTCTGCTGTGTACCAAATCTTACTCTCAACTACTCCTGATTGTTTCCAAGCATTTACTTGAGCTTGATTAGATGCAGTTAATACCTCGTTTCTGGCTATCATTTCAGCTCTACTGGCTTTCATACCCTTAAACGCTACTTGTACTCTTTTACGGAGCTTTGGTATGCCTTCTCCTAATGCTACACCAGCATTCAACTCTCTCTCTAATTTAACAATAGTAGTTCTAACAACTCCTTTGCTAAATGTCTTTAAACTTTTATTAAGTTCTGCCTTAAAAGCATTATTGTTTATATCAAATATCTCTCCACTACCTATAAACGCTAAAGCACCTTGTCCTTCTTCTTTGTATATGTCAGTAACAATAGGATTAAAGGTTGAAATCCATAAACCTATAGCTTTTCTAATATTCAATAGTTTACTTTTCTTCACAGTCTTAGTAGCTTCTTTGAGGTTAGCCAATACACTTGCTTCCATATAATCAAAGTTATCTATACTTGCTTTCTTAACCCTGTCATAGTATTTTTCTGCTCTGGCAACCATTTCTTTTTGATATATAGCACCTTTACGCTCAAACTCTATATCTATACCTTTTATTTTACTTAATACCTTATCCTTTAGTTCTTTTTTAGGTTCGACAATACTCTCTGCTATGCTTGGAGGAGTCGAACCTCTCATCTCATCTCCACCTTCTATGGGTTCTAAGCCTTTAGTAGCTCTGACTTCATTAACAGTCAGAATACCAGTTTTAACTAACTCAGTATCTTCTTTTAATACCAACTCTCTGTTATCAGGAGTAGGATCATCAAAGTCAAAAAATAGATTTTCTGTACCTGGAAACTTAGCTAGATAGAAGTTGTTTAGCACATCTACATAAGCTCTTAACAAAGGTTTAATAGTGTTCTCTGAGAATACAACAGCTCCAGCTTCAGCATTAGCTCTATTAACATCTTCTGTAATAGCCATAATAGCTTTAGGTACTCTAAAGATAGCCAGTATCTCATCTCTGGTCATACGCTTTAGATTAACAAAGTCCATATCTCTGTTAGTAGGTTGTAAGTTCTTTATATCTTTAATAGCTCCCTGCATAAGTGTCATCTTATGGGAGTTCTGTATTCCTTGATGTTTAGTATTCCATTCAGCTTTAATTCTTTCTGAATCATCAGCATCAAGTGTAGTATTCTCGTCCATAATAATAGCAACATCAGGTCGTGCAGAGTTTTCAAAGAAAGTCTGATTCCAAACAGAAGTAGCTAAATTAGAATCAATATCATAAGCAGCAGCTTGAATAGTACCAATACCAATAAAAGGGTTTATAGGGTTAAATGTTTTGAAGTGAGTAACCACATCAGTACCGAGCTTAATCCTCTGTCCTTTACCTGTACTGTAGATATATCCAGCAATACTTAGCCCTGATTCACTTGGTACTACCTTAACCCTAGAAGGGTCTAACGATACTAATAAATCCTTATCATCTACATCTTTGATAAATACCCAATAAACATTACCAGATATTTTAATATTACTTGCATAATTAACCTTCAAATCCAAACCACTCATAAAATCATTAGGTTTGTTTAAAAAGTCCAACGCCTTATGTTGGTCTATCTCTACTCTTTCTGTGCCTGTTTTCCTATACAATCTAACAGGTGTTGAAGAAAAGCTGTCTGCTATTGCATTTATAGCTCCAAAAACAATCCCAGTATATCTGTCATTATTCTTAGCACTTGTAGTAGCCTTCCTAAATAAATCGCCTATATTCCCAAAAATAGTTCCTATAGAGCTTTGGTTTCTATAGTCGTCATCTCGCCCTTGAAATACCTTAGTTACTTTCTCCCATAAAGTTTTACTCCCTTTATGTTGTTTTTTCATAGTTATAATATTCTTAATGTACTCATTTTCTTACTTGCTAATAGTGCGTAGTTATACGAGTGAGCATAATGGTCATCTCCCACACGAACCCATTTAGCTTCCTTCTCACCAGTCTTTTCATCTTTTACAATAACGATTCTTTTAATATTTTTAAAGTGGCTTATGTACTCTTTGTAATTCTCTAAGTTCTTAGGCAATATAACCTCTTGATTTTGGATAGTGGCAACCATAGCATCTAAACTAGCTGTCCTGTTAGCATCTATTCTACCGATATTAAACTTGTAATACTCATTCTTCTGCATTTTCAAGTTTGAATAATAACAGGCATATACCTTACCTCTGTGTCTTTTAGCAAAGTCTGATACTGCTTTAGTTTCAGGCAAAGCATCTATAACACAAACCATAACCTTGTAATCTTTCATCAAACCATCTAAGTCCTCCCAGTCGTTTGTGCCTATATATATTTTTCTTTTTTCCTTATCTACTATGGTAATATGCAGGACACGACCCACATCTATACCCATAAATGTCTTACCTTCTGATTTACAAGGAGCATTGTGTTCACCTCTACACGCATACAGTTCTTCTACTGTTATTGTAGCACCTTTAGGTTCGTATGGTAAACCAAGTATTTGGTTGTACGCTTGTGTTACTCTACTCTCATTACCACTTGTCATTTCCTCTACTAATTCTTCTACATTTAAGTTGCCAGTATATAACTGTGATGTCTGATAACTGTTATATTTACCTTCAGGATTGTTAGCCACATACTTACCATCTAAGAACCACGCTTCCTTAAGCTCCTTTTTACAGCTCCTACAAACAAGTTTTAGGTTTTCCTTATCTATATTGTCGCCATAGCTTAACTCCTGCCAAGTACCACAATGAGGACATTTAACATTCCAGTTCAACTGAGTACCTTCGTAATACATTCTATCTATGCCCCAGTCTGGGATAGTAGGCGTACTAAACCAACGCTCTAATTTCAATTTACTATGTTGTAATCTCTTAGGTAGATAAGGCATTATAATATCGTCTATCCTATCTCTCTCATCAACAAATATAGCATCAGCATCTACTGATATAACCTGTTTAGGAGTATTAGCTCCACGACCATACCAGAACCCAGAACCAAACCTCTTTAGTCCTACCTTGTCTAAGTTCTTGTTACTCCCTTCTTGTCTACCAACACTCTTACCTAAATACTCACTATCTAAAATAGCAGGGTTTACACGAGCTTGTACCATATCCCCTATAGCACCACCTGTAGGCATTAGATATAAAGAGTTAGCATTTAACTGGTCAGCAACATAAATACTCTCAGCTAAAAACCTTTCTGTTAAACCCATCTGGGCAGCTTTTCTAACAACTATTTTCTGGCTTGTATCTTTATATAAATCAACGAGCCACTTATGCTCTAAGAAGTCTAATCTCTTACCTCTGACACGCCAGTTTTTTACCCAAGCCCAGAAAGAAGGTTTATTATCCCTCTCCCTTAGTGTCTTTTCCTCCAGTATTGTTCTCTCGCTTAAGTCTTGCATATTCTTCTTCTAACTCCTCATCTGTTAATTCAGCTAACGGATTTATACTCTTACCCATAGATGTCATATCTATTGATTGTGCAGGTTTACCATCTAAATAATTCCATATAAGAGTAATCATTTTAGTATCCTTTGCTATTATAGCCTTTTCCATTACTGTCTTTATCAACATTTCTTCTTGTGTATGCTCTCCGTCCTCTGATAGTTTAGATAAAGCTTCTCTCACTTTAGTAGTGAAATTCCTTGACCCTTCTTTTCTTCCTTTGCCAAGTTTATTACCTTCAGCAAACTTTCCATTCTCATCGTGGGACGTTAAATTGTCGTTAGATTCTACACTCATTTAATAATACCCATAATTCCTTTTTTTATTTAATATCTCTGCCATCTTTTGGTCTGGTTAAATTACACCTTTTACATATAACTCTAATATTATCCTTACAATGCTCCCCACCAACTGATATTGGTATTATATGGTCTATATGTTTATCTGATTTATTAATATATTTACTTCCACAAATAGGACATTTTAACGAGTTTTTTAATAACTCTGCGAGGTATGTATTAGTAATATCACTATTTACACTTAAAGCTCTGAGTTTATTTTTTCTATTCCTGTTACTTATTAAAATGGATTCTATATTATTTCTCCTATACTCTTTGCTTGTTATGGCTATCTTGTCTTTGTTTTTGTTGTAGTAATCTTTAACTCTTTTCAATATAATTTCTCTGTCTTTTAAATACTTAAATCTTCTTCTGATTTTTATAAGCTCTTTGTTTTTATCTCTATATTCTTTAGCTTTTTGTATTTTCTCTGTTTTATTGTTGTTGTAATTTTCTTTTAATTTACTAAGTACACATTTTTTGCAAATTCTATCCTGTCTATTTCTAATACCATAGAACCCTATTCCACATACATAACACTTAACAAGTTTCTTCGCATTTTTACTATATGGTTTTATTTCCATTTCTCATTACTTCTACTAATTTATATATATAGATATGTTTTCCTGCTGTCTTCTTGTACTTAGCTGTTCCATTATCTAATGCTTCTTTAATTCTTTTGGCGAAAGGTTTTAATTCTCCTTTATACTTAGTCCTTATTGTCTTGTCGTGATACCTTTTGCTTTTATATATAATTACCTTAGCTCCTGGTGTTTTCCCTAAATATTCAAAGTTGGATGCCTGATATATTATCCCTGAGTGTTGATATTCTGCGTCTGCATAACTTACAACTGTTTTAATCTCTGTGTTCTTCTTTAGATACTTCAACATCTTCCCTATAAAATAACTCTCAGTATTCTTTGGCGTGTCATCTATACAACATAACCTCCTTAACTCAATCACATCTACTGCATTATCTCCATATTTTTTCCACTGTCCTGCCATTGCCATTCTGCCGAAGAAAGCAGCCCCAATCATAATATCTTTATCAAATAGTCCGAAACAATAGTCTGCTATACACCCATTGATGCTTTTAGAATAATGATACTTTTCAATAAAATCTTTTATCTGACTACGCTCCAACAATACTACCTTATAACTCTTAACGCTCATTCTCTTTAGCTTCCCTTATTCTCTCCTCAAGTGATATTGCTTTACTTCTATTAACACATTTCTCGCAATAAGTCTTGCCTTTGAATATATACATCTTATATCCACTATGACCACATCTTTTACATATTTGTTTATTCATAATTTACTCCTTCTTGGATAACACTTATTTGAGTTGTGCCTTCATATTTAGTATGTAGCTCTACTCTGTCGCCTTCTGGTGCTTGGCAAGTAAAAATAATGCCAGGTATGATTTTACGCAAACTTTCTATAAACTCCTTTGGCATTGTAATCTCATCATCACTGTCCATATAAATACCTAATATTAATAATTTTTCTTTATTCATTCTCTTCCCATCTATCAATGACCTCTCTCATTGTTATCTCTGGGACTACAGAACTACTGTATTTACCAGTAACAGCATTTATATAAGCTCTTAATAAGCATCTATACACTAACCTCTTTGGCAACCAATAACATAACTTCTCATAAAATCTATCCATTATTTTATTCATCTTCATAATCGTTATCGTCTATAAACTCTATTAAGTCTTTCTTTTTAATTAACTCAGCCCAATTAGGTACAACCTCTTGCAGTTCTTTATCCCAACCATATATCTTATTAGCATTAGGTATCATTATTGTACTTGTTCCGTGAATTTTTGTTTTAACTCCTAATCCCATACCATAGCCAATCCAAAAATCTATATTGGACTTCTCAAATATGTATTCTGTTTCTGTATTTATAGGACAACCATATATATCAATCTGCTCATATCCCTTATAAAGAGCATACGCAATCATATATCCAATACTATTACCGAAATACCCAGTACCGAACTTCTCTATAATCTCCTTTAATGGATATGCAATTTGCTTATCCCAGCCCTCTAAATCTCCATATTGAGTTATAACCTCAATTCCCTTTTCGTTACCATCTAATCTAATCTCCCTGTATTCAGCAGTATCTTCTGGGTAGTGAAGATAAAACAAGCTATCCATATTCCTATCAAAGACTGAATTATTAACACCCCAAACATCTACTCCTTTTGGTATTACATCAGGTACAAATTCTTTACCATCTCCTTTACCTATTATAAAAACTCTCTTATTCATAATTTCCTTGCAAACTTATTTTTAATATCTTCACTTGTACTATGCTCTGAAATCCACATAGCCATACTTCTTAATTCATCATCAGTCGTAACATAGTTTTCTTTTTCTTTATATAAAAACCCTCTTATCATCTGTACTACTAAACCTCTCATTCTTGTAGGTGAATCCTCCCATACATCAATTGGGATAGAAAAAATCTTAGCACATTTACTATTGATGTCTAACTTAGTACCACTACCATATTTAACTAATGCTTCTGTTGCTACCTGTTCTATTGTGCTAAATACTTGCATAGTTAAAATTTAATCTCTTAGTAACTCTATTATCTCACATTACAAAACCCCTCGCAATAGAGGGGTCTGTAAATGCTCCGAGGCATTACTGCCTCAAGGTCGAAACCATTGTGTAATTATTCAGTAGCTTCTTCTGTATGTGCTTCTTCAGTAGCTTCTGGTTTAACAGTAGCTTCTTCTGCACTTTCGTCTAAACTTGTTTCCAAATCACTATCTCCACTATCTGCGACTGGTTGCTCATCTTCAGTTGTACCTTCTACGGGTACTTGAGGTGTAACTTCTTCGTTAGTTTCCTCAGGTGTAACTTCTTCATTCATAACAAATCTCCTAATATATTTATATAACAATACTATTCTAACTTATTTAACAATTTTTGGCTTTAACTCTATACCTTTAGTATCAACTGGTGGTTGTTGTCCTTTTTGCATAGCTTCTATTTTCTTTTGTTCTTCTTCTGTAGGTGGGGTCAATATACCAGTTTCATAATTGATATGGTAATTTATTTTCAATAAATCAACTCCGTTCTTTGCTCCAACCTTATTAAGTGTCATACCCCACTCTTTAACATTTTTATCAATCTGAGCACGAATTTCTCTGGCACTAACAAATAGCTTCTGTAGAATTACATTTGAATTTACATAACCCTCATCTACTTGTCTTTTCTTACTCTCTAAAGTATTTCTTGTCTGATTAAGTAGTTTTATTTTATCGTGTTCTTTAGTATTCAACTTAATAACTTTACCCATCAGTTTAGATTTTTTCTTTTCTTCTGCCATTTTACTCCTTGTATTTATTCTTGATATATTTTAATCCATAAATATAATACTCGCTTAATACTTTACCACTAAAATATACCCTATGATAACCACCCTTAGTATAACCATCATCTCTAAAAGGTATTTCTTTATTCTCAATCTTCCTCAATAATGTTACATAGTGCATATCTAAAAGCCCAATACCTCGTGGATTTTGTGAACCTTTATTAGCAACCTCGCTGGGTTTATAAAGTCTATCTGTTTCTATTAAATAACTTCTATCTCTCATATCCTTATATTACCTTATATGTTCTTCTATGGCAATCTTAGTTCTTCTTATATAATCCTTCCTCATCTCATTTAGTCCATCTACTGTAAACTTTATTGTTGGCTTAAACTTTCTTAACAATAATTTATCTACATACTTTTTATTATGTCGCTTTACCATACTGATATAGTATTCTGCCCCATTACCTCCTAAGTGCATATTACAAGCAAAGCATTGAGCATTTGTTATCTCCTCATCAAAGAGGATTACATTGTATCTCCCTGGTACTAAATGCCCTGCCTGTAGCTTTTTGAAGTTAAATCTTTTGTCACAGGATATGCAAATCCCCTCATCTAATGTTCCAGTAGTCTTGATACAATCCCTTGTACGAATATATCTACTAAACTCAGTCCAAGTAGCCTTCTTAGCTTTTTTTAGTGGCGACTTTGCCATTGTTAGCCCTTTCAGCACATTTAATAGCATCTAAGATAGCCCATATAACTACTGCTGGGTAAACTACAATCCCTATACCTATAAATATAGAGAAGTAAGCGAATATAGTACCAACTATAAACCAAATTCCTCTAGTTGTTTCTCCGCAATATATCTGTCCTGCTCCTGGGATTAAGAAACTTAATATCCCTGCTAATACTTTGTCTTTTTTCATAACGTTTCCTTTCTATTTAATTAGTTCTATTATTGTGTTTAATTTTGAAGCTATAAAGATTGTTGAACATACAATTATTACCATACTGCCAATCCATAATATTAACGCACTATATTTATCCATCTTATTTTTCACTTTCTTTGTTAGATTCTAATCCATCTTCTACTGCCAATAAAAAAGACTGGTTTTTAAATATATCAAATAACTTCCAGGCAGATATAAAATCTCCACATTTCAACGCACTTATTACTGCACTGCCTGTAATTTTAAATATATTCATTAGTTATCCTTGTTAGTTGTGTTGGTTAATCTATAACTATAAATCCTAGTGCTTTTAGAAATGTTGGTACTTGTTCCTTTGTTAGTTTTTGTGTTCCTCCTCTGCCGTAGAATTTTGCGTTCTCTAACTCAGTATTATTGAAGTTAGCACCATTGAGGTTAGCATTACGGAGGTTAGCATCACGGAGGTTAGCATAACTGAGGTCAGCATAACTGAGGTTAGCATTACGGAGGTTAGCATAACTGAGGTCAGCATAACTGAGGTTAGCATTACGGAGGTTAGCATAACTGAGGTCAGCATCACTTTCTACCGCTTCTAATATCGCTTCTCTCTGAGTTGTTTTAGTTGATTCAAATAACACAGTTCCACCGAAAGTTTTAATTTGAAATTTTACACTATCTTTTTTGTCCTCGTCTGAGACATATTTTTTAAGTTCTTCTATTTTATCTAACGCCTGTTGTTTTGTGAGTTTCATATTTCCTCCTGTTATTTAATATTGTCTTTATTCATCTTTAGTGTTGGTTAAAATACTATCTCTTAATTGACAAACTATTTCGTATGCTTTTTTAGCTTCTTCTGTGGTTCTTATCTGACTATTATGATATGTTTTGCCGAATCTATGACTGATATAAGCGTATGCTTTGCCTCGTTTAATTTTCCTGCTTTTCCATAATGGGTCAAGAATTGCGTGGATTTTCAATCTATACTCTCTTACTTCTTTGCTTGGTATAAACAGTTCTGCTTCATCATTTCGCATAGCCTTATAATTTTTACAAACATCACATATAACGAACTTAAGATGATATAAATCTTTTCTATGAGGATATATTTCCTTTCCAGTTGTTTGTCTTGCATCTATGTCTTTTCCACAATGACAGCAATATACCTTATTCATCTTTAGTGTTGGTTAATTTCTGTTTTACTTCTTTAATTGATAAGTATTCTCCCATATAACTTGCTTCCATTTCATTGCTATCATTCATTTCATAATGCCAAATACCAGTTTCCATACCTACTCCGCTAAATAGTAATTCTTTTATTTCTTCTCGTACTCTCTCCTCAGCTTCTTTAATCTCTTTAGCTATATCATCTAATAAACTTGGAATCTCTGGGTGGTCAATAAGTATACCAACCTCAACCATCTTAGCTTTTATTCTATCTTGCCAAGTATTCATTAGTTTAACTTCTCCTTTACAGCATCTATAAATCTTTCCATCTGTGTTTTATAGTGAGAATCAAAATCTCCTACCTTGCCTTGCTGTTCCCAAAGCCCTCTTATCGCTTTCATTAGCTTGTATTCTGGATTACAGGATATATGTCTGGCATAACTATATGTTTTTTTATGGCAGTTTGTGCAAAGAGTAAGCCCATTGTCTAAATCATATAAATAATCTTCTTTACCTATCAGTTTATACTCTCTATAAATAATGCTAAATGGTACGATGTGGTGAGCCTCTAAGTTACCACCTGTTTTATCACCACATTCTTTACAAGTATAATTATCCCTTTCAAAAACTCTTTTCCTCCAATCTTTATATTTCTTCCCTGTTTTTATCAAAAGCATTTCTGGGGTTTTCGAAATATGGTTAGCCATCATTGATTTAATTCTTTTTTCTACCCATTCAGGAGATTGCTTCATACCTTTGCGTGTTAAACTCATTTTCTTTCGTGATGCTTCTGTGTGCTTCTTCCCTTTATGACCTAAGGAATTTTTTAACCTTTTTTCTGGGCATAAACAGGAGCATTTATGACTACAATAAATCTGCTTTTGGCTAGGAGAATACTTAAATTCTTTTCCACATAATTTACAATTTCCATTCATCTAATCAAGTTTCTCCTTTAATCGTTCATTTATCCTGAACATATAATCTTTATAATAACTTGGAAATGGCTTGGATTTATCAGTTGTTTGTTCCCAAATGCAATAAATAATTGCCCTTTGTGTTTGACTTGGTGATTTCTCCCCCTTAAATTCTGTTTTATACTCTGGTATATCTATATCATCTAAATCAGCTTGTTTCTCAGCAAACATCATATAACCCTCAGATTTATTAAAAGAAAATAATGTAGCCATCTGTTCTGCTGGTAATTCCCTTGATACATATACAGATAGTTTAACTGTATTGTCTTTCATAGTGCCTATACCATCTATAACTGCTGGTGCTGTGAATATTCTTTTACTCATTATTTATCCTCGTATGTTAACTGTTCCATTTTTTCTATAACCCTATCAGAACATAAATCTTCTATCTCCTTATACGCTTCAAGTTTTGCAACTTTTTCTACTTTTCTGATAAATTCTTTAACTTTTTTTATTTCATTATCAAATACACCATCTATATCTCCAGAATAACAACTACAAAAATTATTATTTTTGGCAAATGTATCATCAAACTGTTTTTCCCAATTTCTCTTATCCATTATTTACCTCCTTTACCGATACTTCCATTAGTATATGAGTTTGTATATACTTTCTAACCATAGCCAATACCTTAGCTTCTACTTGTCTAATTCTTTCTCTTGTTACTCCAAATTCTCTGCCTACTTCTTCCAATGTTTTAAACTCGTAACATCTTAATTTCATCATCTTTTTTTCTCTTGGTTTTAATAAACTATGATTTATATCTTCTATAAGATATTTAAGATATACCCTACAAGTAAAACACCAATGCTTCTCTATGCCCTTTTTCCAATCCTGCACCTTAAATCTTTTACTACAAACTCCACATTTTTTATATTCATAATTACTCACTTTTAGCCTCCCTAAATGTTAGAAAACTATTCTCCTCTGATGTAGCATCTCCATTAAGTTCAGATTCTTTCTTCTTATCTTTAAAGGTTTTCTCAAGTGCAGTAACATACTCTGGATATGTATATTTCTTACGAGTAGTAAATGCGAATGTTCCCCAATCAGTTTTTACTTCTCCAAGTTCTTCTTCGTTCATTTCTTCTGTAACCTCTGCCACTAAAATTGCTTCTTTCTCTTTTAGAAACTTAATCTGATTCTTAACCTGTGCTAAATCCTGTAATTTTTCTTTGTTCATATCGTTATACTCCCTTTTAATTTATATTCTTTAATTTCTTTTATAGCTTTCTTGATACGCTTTTTTATATTCTCTATGTGCTTATCTGTTATCTTTACCCTGAACTCCCATATCTTCATAATTAATTTATTATCCTCTGTAGGTAGCCAGTACAATACCACATTTGGCATTGGCAT